CGGCACGATCCGCCGCCGACAGCAGCAGCACCGTCATGCCCAAGGCTTCACCTGGCTTTACTGGAGGGAGGCATGACCGCTGAAACCTTCCTCAATGGCGCCTACGGTGATTTTCTCGCCAGCAAAGCTATTCGCGCCACCGAGCGCGGCCTCTCCGACGTTCCCAAGATGGCAGATCATCTTTTCCCGTTCCAGCGTTCATGCGTGGACTTTTCGCTCCGCGCAGGGTCTGCCGGCAACTTCCTTTCCACTGGTCTCGGTAAGACGGCCTGCGAACTGGAGTGGTCGGCACACGCTGCAGAGGCCAGCAATGGCAAGGCGCTAATCCTCGCTCCGCTGTCGGTCGGCTGGCAAATCGAGAAGGAGGCCGAGCGTTGGGGTTACAATGCCCGAGTCATCCGCGAGCAGGATGAAGCCAAGAACGGCATCAATATCTGTAACTATGACAGGCTAGATAGACTCGACCCGGCGGCTTTCGGAGCGGTCGCGCTCGATGAAAGCTCCATCCTGAAATCCTTTGGCGGGAAAACCTCCCGCGCTCTGATCGAGGCGTTCGCCAATCATCGGTTCCGGCTATCCGCCACGGCGACGCCGGCCCCGAACGATCACATGGAGCTAGGGCAACAGTCGGACTTCCTGGGCGTCATGCCTTCGTCCGAAATGCTCATGCGCTGGTTCATCAACGATACATCGGTCGCGTCTCAGGAATGGCGGCTCAAGAAACACGCCGTGAACGACTTTTGGGATTGGTGTGCTTCATGGTCGCGCATGGCGGAACTTCCATCCGACCTCGGAGGGGATGATACCGGCTTCGTGCTGCCGCCCATGAAGATCATGCGGCACCGGGCCGAGGCTTCGCCAATCAAGGGATCTGATCTGTTCGGCATGGTCGATATGTCGGCCACCACCATGCATGAAGTGAAGCGGAAGACGGCTGACAACCGGTCGCGGTCGATTGCCGACCTGGTAACCGGATCGCCGTCGGAGCCGTGGGTGATCTGGTGCGATACCGATTACGAGGCGGACGCGATCAAGGGTCTATTGCCTGACGCATCCGAAGTCCGCGGCTCCCATACACCCGAGCACAAAGAGAAAACGCTTCGCGCCTTTGCGGACGGGTCGGTTCGCGTCCTTATCACGAAGCCCGCGATCTGCGGCTTTGGCCTCAACTGGCAACACTGCGCCAGGACGGCATTTGTCGGCCGCACGTTCTCTTATGAGGCTTGGTACCAGGCCGTGCGGCGGTTCTGGCGGTTTGGGCAGCAGCGTGAGGTCCAAGTCCACCTGATCGTTGCGGAGGGCGAGGAAGCAATCGCTCGTGTGATTGATCGTAAGGCCGACGACCACGCCACCATGAAGGTGGCCATGCGCGCGGCGATGCTTCGTGCCAACGAGCGGTCTGTGATCCGCAAGACGTCATATCAACCGAAACACAAAGCAGGGGTGCCGGCATGGGCCGCGTGATTGAATGTCTCGACTCGGCGTCCGGAGAGAGCTTTGTCGCCTATAACGGCGATTGCGTAGCCGTGGCCGGTCAGCTTACCGACGAGACTGTGGGATTCTCGGTCTATAGCCCGCCGTTCCAGAACATCTTTGTCTATTCGGACAGCGAAGCCGACATGGGCAACTGCACGACGGACGAGGAATTCAATCGGCATTATCAATTCCTGATCAAGGAACTGTATCGGCTCACCAAGCCCGGCAGGCTCACCGCCGTTCATTGTTCCGATCTGCCATCATCCAAGTGGAAAGACGGCGTGATCGGTCTCAAGGACTTCCCAGGCGATATCGTGCGGGCACATCAGGCCGAAGGTTGGATTTTCCACTCTCGCATCTGCGTTTGGCGCGATCCCGTGGTGGAAATGACCCGTACCAAAGCGCTCGGGCTTCTCTACAAGCAACTGAAAAAGGACAGCACGCGGTCGCGCATGGGGCTTGCGGATTACGTCCTTGTGTTCCGCAAGCCCGGCGACAACGCAGAACCGGTCGAGCAGATGCCGGAAAACTTCCCGGTCTCGCAATGGCAGCAATGGGCGTCGCCGGTCTGGATGGATATCAACCAGACAAACACGCTCAATGTGAAAATGGCGAAAGACGGCGCCGATGAGCGCCATCTATGCCCGTTGCAACTCGATCTGATTGAGCGCGCCGTGACGATGTGGAGTAACCCCGGCGACGTTGTTCTCTCGCCGTTCATGGGCATCGGCTCCGAAGGCGTATCAGCGTTGAAGCTCAAGCGCCGGTTCATCGGCATCGAACTCAAGCCGTCCTATTTCAAGCACGCGACCCGCTACCTCGAACAAGCGGAGCGGCAGGGCGACTTTCTCTTTGCAGGAATAGAGGCAGCGGAATAGATGGCCGAAATCGCAAAGCATCACACCCTCGCACCGCGTCAGATGCGCCGTGTCGTCCTCGAAAGCCCCTTTGCCGGCGATGTCGAGGCCAATCTCACTTACGCGCGTGCCTGCATCCGGGATTCGCTCCTGCGCGGCGAGGCGCCATTGGCGAGCCACGCACTATACACCCAGCCCGGCGTCCTGAACGACGACGATAAGCTGGAGCGCGCGCACGGGATCAACGCTGGGCATGCATGGATGCACCTGGCGGACGCTGTGGTGGTTTACACCGACCGGGGCATCAGCTCCGGCATGGAAGCCGGCATCAACTCCGCGCGCTTCCACGGAATCCCCATAGAGTACCGAAAGCTGGAGGCGTCATGACCGAGCAAACCAGATCCCGTTGCGTCAGCGTCCACGAATCCGAGGTTATCGGATGGTGGGAGATCGGCTGGCACTTCGTCGGCGTCGATACGTCCCGTCAAAACTACTGCCTCATGGAATGGAGGAGCGACAAACCACCTGTCGCCCCGTTTCGTGATGAGGAGTTTTCATCGCTCGTTGCGACCGTAGCTTCGCTTGAGGGGAGAGCTGCATAATGCCTATCAGCAAGAAGACTGCAATGGACATCGCCCTCGCATATCGCGAGGTTGAGACCGCCGAGGCTCTTTTAGCCGAGTTGAGCGTCGCGCTTTCCCGGCGCAACTCGCCAGACATCCGAGATGCGTTTGGCCGCCATCAGGACGGCTTGCAGCTTGGCGTGCCGTCGGGGAACAACGGCCACCGGCTGTTCAACGTGCCGTGGGTGTTAGCGCGCCCAATTATTGAGGCGCACATAGCGCAGCAGAAATCCATCATCGCGGCGCTCAGTGAGCTGGCCGCGACTGAATTGGCCGGCGGCGCTTCATTGGAGGCGGTGGCGTAATGGGCGAGTACTCGAAAATCGAGTGGACGACGCACACGTTCAACCCATGGATAGGCTGCACGAAGGTGTCGGTGGGTTGCGACCATTGCTATGCAGAGACACTTTCGAACCGTTACGGCTGGGTTCAATGGGGGCCGCACGGTCAGCGCAAGCGCACCAGCGTGGCGAACTGGCGGAAGCCACTGCAATGGGCGAAGGCCGCGCGCCTTAGCGGCGCTCGGCCGCGCGTCTTCTGTGCCAGCCTTGCCGATGTATTCGACAACCAAGTTCCGCTGGAATGGCGCGCCGATTTGTTTGCGCTTATCGACTCAACACCTGAACTTGACTGGCTGCTCCTGACAAAGCGGCCCGAGAACATTGCGAAGATGATCTTTGGCGCCCGCTGGGATTCTGGGCTTCCAAGGAACATCTGGCTCGGCACGACTTGCGAAGATCAGGCCGCTTACGACCGCCGCTGGCCGGTTCTGCGCGCGGTCGCGGCATATGTGCACTTCATCAGCTATGAACCTGCTGTAGGACCGCTGCGGCTGCACTATGGGTCAGACCGCCCCGACTGGCTGATTTGCGGTGGAGAGAGCGGGCACGGTGCGCGCGACATGCCGCGGCGATGGGTTGAAGATATCAAGGCGGACTGCGAGCGCGCGGGCGTCTTTTTCTTCATGAAACAGATGGCTGGCAAGAAGCCAATTCCGGATGATTTGCTGGTGCGTCAGTTTCCGAGGGCAATATGACCACCGATCAACTTCAGAAATATCGCACAGTTAACCTCGAAGCCGAACTTGGCGTGACCGTCAGGCCAGATCCCGAGCACGTCTGTCTCGTCAACGGTCGGCAATGGTTTGAATTCGAGGCGTCCTACACCGACACGGAATCCGGACGGCCGTTTTCATTCTCGTTCTGGGCGCTGAGTTTCGATGATGCCCGCCGGCGCATCGAATGCATGAGAGACACAGTGACCGTCACCGGACAGATTTACGGGACGTATCCTGACGATGGATTGGCGGAACAATTGATGCAGGGGGACAAGAAATGATGCCGCAAACAGACAGCAACACCGGAAGGGCGCCCGCAACATCGGAGGCGTCCCACAGCTTCGCCAAGGGCCAGTTGAAGGCCATCATCGAGCGGATCGAGAAGCTCGAGGAAGAGAAGAAGACCATCAGCGACGACATCAAGGACGTCTACGGCGAAGCCAAGGGCAACGGGTTTCGACGTCAAGGCGCTGCGCACGATCATCCGCATGCGGCCAGCATGCCGTTTCGCGGCCCGGACGAACTCGCACATATCCATGGTGGGGCGGGAATGGAGGCGAGGGCGTGACAGACAGGCCGATCATTTTCAGCGCTGCGATGGTGAAGGCACTTCTCGCCGGTCGGAAGACTATGACGCGCCGGCTGGCAACGTCACCACTGCGTAAATGTAAGGTGGGTGATCGGCTGTGGGTCAGGGAAAGCTGCTCTGACGAGCACCCGCTAGCGGTGCAGGAAGGGCGATATTCCCAGGAAGGGCAGGCCGGGATTCCTGGGCCGCCACCGGTGACGTATCGGACCATCTACCGCGCCGACGGCGAGCCGTTGCAAGTTTGGCGTAACGGCGGAGGCCACCCTTACTTCACTCTCTCCGGTCCGCGGGATGAAATCGAATCGAAGCACCCATGCGTAACGAGCAACTACCACCGCGCCGGGAAGGGGATTTACTGGACGCCCTCGATCCACATGCCGCGCTGGGCATCTCGCCTTACGCTGGTTGTTTCCACCATCAAGGTCGAACGGCTGAACTCCATTTCCCACGACGACGCCTTAGCCGAAGGCTGCAAGGTCGTCCGCGATAACTGCTATGTTTTCGACGGAACCTCTTACGACCAATCCAAGCTTTGTCATGGCTCGCCGGTGACGGCGTTCTCGGTCCTTTGGGATGATCTGCATGGTGCCGACTCTTGGAACGCGAACCCAGAGGTCGTCGCGATCTCTTTCAGCGTCGTCAAATCCAATATCGACGGCACCGAAACAGAAGTCTTAGGGGACGCCGCATGACCCCCGACCAACTCCAGCAATTCAGAGAAGCCCTGAGGGCGGAGAAATTCGACCTCACTAAACGCACCGAGCCGTACAGCTTTCACTCGACATGGAACGACGCAATCGAGTTCGCCGAACGCAAGCTGAACGACATTTTGAACGACGGGGAAGCCAAACCATGACGCCTGAAATCGCAAGCAACACCGGCACGAAACCAGATCCCGAGGCGTCTCACACCTTCGCCAAGGGCCAGTTGAAGGCCATCATCGAGCGGATCGAGAAGCTCGAGGAAGAGAAGAAGACCATCAGCGACGACATCAAGGACGTCTACGGCGAAGCCAAGGGCAACGGGTTCGACGTCAAGGCGCTCCGGACGATCATCCGGATGCGGAAACAGGACGCCGACAGCCGGCAAGAGCAGGAAACGATCCTCGAAACTTACATGACCGCTTTAGGAATGATTTAGGGCTATGACCCGTCGCATCGAAGCCTTTAACACCTGCGAGAACTGCGGCGCCGTGTACGGGCGTCGACGACGGCCAAGCGGCAAGCTGGAGTTGATGTCGGCTTTCCGGCCGCGTCGATTCTGTAGCCCTCAATGCCGAGCCACAAAGACGGGTGCCGAGAGAAAGATTCCATTTTGGGACCGCGTCGATAAGTCGGGAGGTCCAGAGGCTTGCTGGCCGTGGACAGGCGCACGCACCTCGTTTGGCTATGGAAACGTCGGCCAAAATGGCTTCACCCTGACTGCATCCCGCGTGGCTTACGAATTGACCTACGGGTTCATCCCACGCGGTGAGGGCTATCACGGCACCGTTGTCAGACACACTTGCGATAACCCGCCATGCTGTAACCCGCGCCACCTTGTTCTCGGCACACAAGCTGACAACAACCATGACCGTGACGTCAGGCGGCGCCTATTCGCCGCTGACGGCCGCGCGCTCTCAAAAATTGCGAGGTTCGGGTAATGAGCCGCTGGCTTCGCATAAATGAGGATTGCATAGACAATCCCAAGATCCTGAAACTGCCCGAGGCGTTGCGCTGGCAGTGGGTGGCGCTGCTGTGTGTCGCGTCTAAGAATGACGGTGTATTGCCGCCTCTGGACGACGTAGCGCTATGCCTGCGCGTCCCTGAGGCCAAAGCGGCCGAATTCATCACGAAGCTGGTCAAGGCTAAATTGATCGACAAGGACGGTGACGTTTTCGTTCCTCACAACTGGAGCAAGCGGCAATACAAAACGGACGGCTCAGACCCGACCAACGCGAAACGTCAGAAGCGTTACCGTGACCGTCATCGTAACGATAGTAACGGCGTTACGGATAACGGAAGTAACGATGTTACGGTAAAACGACCAGAAGCAGAGCAGAAAACAGAGACAGAGCAGAGCAGAGCGGCCGCGCCGCCTTTAAATGATGTGGTGAAAAGGGAAGCGGCTCTTCGTCTTCAGGCGGAAGCTCTTTTTCGTGGCTATGGGCAACAGGTTCCAAATCTTGACCGTTGCGGGATTTGGCTCGGGCTCGGTCATCAACCAAATCTGATCGTCGCTGCGATCGAGAAGGTTCTGAAACGTGGCAAGCCGATAACCGCACTGGACTATTTTGACGGGGCTATCCGTGACGCTCATGCAAAGCCGCCGATGCCGGTATCCGGAATGGCTGAGGTGGTCGATCTATCCCGGATCAATTGGGACGCGACCGTCAAGCTGTGGAAGGGCAATCAGTCCATCTGGCCGCGCGGTATCGGCAGCGAGCCGGGACAACCCGGCTGCAAATGCCCTGCGAACATCATCGCGTCAAATGGGATCGACCCCGGCAACGGGCGCTCCGTATCGCAGCCGCTGGTTTTCATCAGCCAGGGCTCGCACGAGATGATTGCGCACTGCACCGAGGCGCAGCTTAGCCGCTGGCCGACGCCGAAGGTATTTGAGTTTGAAGAGGATGGCGTTGTCAGGACCGGCGCGTTCGTGTTTCAGGCGTTCCCCGACAATTGGGACAGCGCCACCGGCGAACGAATCCCCCCGGCTAATTCAGAGGTCAGTGCGGCATGAGCGAAACGTGCGGAGAATGTCGCTTTTGGTGGTCATGGGAAGCGATCGGCGTCAACGGTTACGGCCGCGGCGAGTGCCGACGCTTCCCGCCCGCCGTCGTGATGTTGCCGAAGTCAGTTGGCGGCGATACCGATCGCGCAACGCCTGTGACCGGCAAGGCATATTGGTGCGGTGAATTTCAGCCACATAGAGCGGCGGCTAATTCAGGGGAGAATGCGGCGTGAGGACACGAGATCGACTTGCAGCCGAGTTGAGGAAGGTTGCCGACCAAGCATCTCCGGGAAATGCGGTGAAATATCTGGCGCTCGCGTCGCGCGCCGACACTGGCG